AACTCACTATACTCATAAGGCTCAAAGTCAATCGTAGTAAGCCTATCCTTGAGAGGAGGGAATAATTTATCACTCTCTGTTGTTGCGAATAAAAATGTCTGCCTACTAAAATCAAAGTTAAATACTTGTTGCTCCCAAGTAAATTCTTTTAAATGACTTTTCTCCGTATTAAAGATAGTAAGGAAAGCATTAGTCAAGTCTTTAGGTAGGGCGTGTGCCTCGTCAAATAATATAGTTACTTCGTTATTTGCAATAAGAGGCAGGAATATTTGCTCGAAAAATGCTTCGTTGTTTTTTATTGTCGAACAATTAAGCTCAAGAAATGGCCTTGGACTTCCGTCTATATTCGTCAGCTTGGACGCAAAAGCCTTGGCAAATTCAGTCTTGCCTAATCCCTTGGCTCCTACGAAATTTAAAAATGGACAAATGCTTGTCTTATTAAAAGCTTTTAAATAAAACTTTAACTTGCGCTTAACATTATCTTGCCCGACTAAACCTTCAAAAATTTCTTCACTCATCATTAAACTCCGTAAGTTTGTATTCTATTTGAGGGACATCCTCTGCCTCTACGCCATCAACCTGCGCTTCAGCAATAAAAGTATAGCCTAGAGAATCTAGCCAACTTTTTTTAACAGGGACAATTCCCTTTACGCCAATATACTCACCTAGCTCTTCGTAGGTAAGCACATGGTAGACTGCTGGTCTGCCTTGTTTTTTTATCATCCCACAATTAAATGGGATAATGAGGGAAATGTCAAGACCTAAATTAAAAAAAGATTAATCGAGAGACTGCCACGCATAGGCTATAAGAGTAAACGAAAAGAATTAAGCCGTATAAAAAAAATGCTAAAATTACTTCTGCCGAGGATATTTGATATTTAGTGAACTTTTTCTTGGGCTTTGCCATCTTATTTGATCGTAATTTTTTTGGAATTGTACTTTGAAGTGGATGTTTATAATCTTTTTCTTTCGTTTGTTGCTTGCTCTTAAAGATTGCCTGTCCTGTAGTTAAACTCATAAATCAAAAGCCGTAATGGTGTGTTTGAAGGGATTATCGCCTATTTCCTTAACTAAGTCGAGCATATTCTGAGCAATCTCTCTAATTTCTTTTTGAGCCTCTGGCTTATTTCTTAAATTTAAAAAATGAACAAAACTTCTAAAATTAAACATTATATCAGACGTTATTTGAGTGTTGTACGTTCTGAAATATCGCGCAACTTCTTTTGCTCTTTCTTTAGAAAAGTTAAATTCACTAACTAAGTCTTTTATGCAGGTATGATAGTAATCCATGCCTTCTTTTGTAAAATTAGCTAATTTTCTCTGCCACTCTAACGGCAAATCATGTGGAATTAAAATTTTATCCTCCCTAAGCTCTTTGTATCTAGCCGATTCAGCATTAACGCTTACTCCGACTCTATGTTTTAAAATATGTACGTGACTAGCAATGTCACAATCAACCAAAAAATGCAGTCCAGACTTCTCGAAAGGAGTTTCATGTTTATGATCCGCTAAATATTTAAGTAATTTAGGTATTCTTTCTATTTTTTCTGGAGAAAGCTCCCTGCTTGTCGAAGTCCAAGCGGAACAAGCGTGAGTCTCGTCCGATCCATAATAACCAAGTAATTCAATCCTGTTTTGCATCTAACTAAAATATATATCTATAAATAGTATTTGGATATTCTTTGAGTGGAGTAAATTTGTTAGTTTGAGGTTCCATAACGAACCAACCTTTTGATGTATAAACTATACATAGTGCGTGTTTAAGATCAGGACTTGAAGGAATTCCTAGGGCTTCGGTTTTCTGAGTTACCACTATCACGCCTACAAGAATTTGTTTTGGTTGGGGAGCTTTGATAACGGCTGAGTTCAAGAGGGATTTATAGAGAAACGCATGGTTGTCACAATCAAAGGATATATTATCTACTTTAAGATATGTACTTCTTAAAGACCACCACCATCTATTAAATTGAATAAAATAATCATATTTAATACCTATATAATCAGGATCAAACATAAGGACTTTACTAAAAAGGGACATCATAGGCGCGTCGAAATCATGTTTTAACTCTTTTTGATTTTTCGAAGGGTAGTAATATTCAGGTTCAGGTATTGTATCAAACGATATTCTCTTGGGGGTTATATCAAATATTGTATCAGGGACGGGATTTCCGTCTTCTACTGAAGGATCTATAATCGTCGTGCAACCCATTAGTAATGAGGCGTATAAAAAAAACGCTACAATTACTTTTGCCGAGGATATTTGGTATTTAGTAAACTTCCGCTTGGGCTTTGCCATTTTATTTGATCGTAATTTTTTTGGAATTGATTAAAGCTTGCTGTGCGATTTTTGTCACCCTTTCCGTTGTCGGGGCATTTATTTGGCTCACGGCTTTTCACTTTTAAAACCATTCATATTTAATCTTTGCCTGCTCGTATTGGGGCTGTTCCTCCCAATCATCCTTGTGGTAGTCCCAAAAACGCTTGTCCCTTATGGCAAATCTAAATGCCAACATTAATATTTCTAAATAAATATCCAGCCCTGCATTGTCTTTATTTCTCGTCCAGCTAATTAGAAACTCAAACCAGCTCCATTCTTTTTTTGTATAAATAAAAGAAAGCTCTATTCGTTTATTCTTTGTAATGCCTATCGTCAAGGAGTATTGTGTCACTTCTCCATCAGCACTCAACTCTTTTTTAAAAAATTTATTCTTTGCCATATTGGTCTCCCTTCTTTTCTAGCTGTTCTTTTACTAGGTCTTCATCAAGTGTCTCGGAGATTATTTTCCATAACCAATACAAAGCGTCTCCACTCTCTTGACTGAGTCTGGACATTAGTTGCTTCTCTGGCGTCAGCACTTGATGAATTAATAATGCGCTCAACTCGTTAAGTTCTTCGGCACATTTAATGAAATTAAACATATCTTCTTCTGAAAGTTTCATATTATTTGTCCTTTTCTTTTTTCCAATTTAGCACCCATTTCGCCGCCCTACTGAAGACGTACTGATGTTCATCTGGGTTGCATTTTTCTAGCGCAACAGAGGCTCTCTCAAGCACTACCTGAGCCGTATCTATAAGCACTAATAATTCTTCTATACCTTTATTTAACTCGTTTATTTGTCGCCTATAATCTTTGTCATTCATTTTTATTCCATCCATCCTCAAGCTCTTTTACCGAATCATAATTCTGGCTTTCTAATAAATACTCTTTTACGAATTTAGTTGCCTCCTCAAAGGCTTCGGGGTGATATTTCCTACACCATTCCAATACCCACTTATTTGTATAAGTTTTCATTAGGTATTCGGGCGCAATATCTACGCTATAATCTAAAGGTTTTGTTTGTTTCATTTTATTTTTACTAAGCCCCAACGCAGGAAGCTCTCTATATTAAGCAGAAAGACAGGGAGTCTCTGCGCCCATTTTCGAAGGTTTCCAAAAACGCATACAACAGGAGCGTCCCACAAAAATCTATAAATTTTATACCATATTTGGCGCTGCCTCTGTTGGCATTTTAAATTCCAAGTATGCAAGCGGAGGTCGCATTCTTTGCGGTGCGCGTTAGGTAAGCTATTGAGCGATAAAAACTTTATATTTGAAAGGTTTCCTTTCGTAAAGAGAGCTTTAAATTCTAAATAGGAATCCTGCTCCTCGCCATAAAAAAGATAGCCAAAGACAATTTCCCCGTGATAGTCCCTTTGTTCCTTCCATGAATAATTGGTTTTAAAGTGCCCTCCGCACGTTTGTGCGCTATCTTCTACCCATTCCGTGTCTGACCTCTCTTCATAAAGTTCTCCGTCAGCAGTAATAAAAAAAGTCTTTAGTTGGTTATCAAGACTTTTTGTCTGAAACTCTTGAGTCTTCCATTCCTTATCTGGGGCAACGATGCCTTCTGCTGAAGCGGGGATAGGAAGCGTATATTCACAGATTATCGTATCAATCATTCCCATTCTGTTTTCTTTATTATTAAAAGCTAAATTTATCTTGGTGGGTTCCTTCATATATTTCTTCGGCTTCGTCTACTATATCAGAAACAGGAGCCTTTAGCAAGGGTTTTTTTAGAAAATTCCTCTGAGCAATGCGGATAATGAACCGCATTAAGGCAAAACCATATATTTTATTTAACTCAATAGTGTTGTTATTTGCATCGGTAACACTAAAGGTTTTTGTTTCTTCATTCCACTCAAAGGCGGCACATTTCAATTCTTTAGTTATTTTCATTAATTATTCGCCATTTTCTAATCCATCGTTTTTCTTGTCATAAATATATAAAGCCAATCCCGAAAGCAATAAAAAAATAAAAACAGGTATTAATAATACATATAATACTGCCTCTCCTAACAGGAATCCTACTCGATGATACCATTTTTCTTCTCCCGACATTAGTCTTTCTGACTTCTTTCTCCTTTATTTGGGTTTATTTCGTTCACAATTGAAACTACTGGAATAAATATCTCAACAGGTTTATTGTGCTTGGTGGGAGCAACAGGTACATTACATATATAACTTATTATATATAAAGATATTACTGCAATACATATTGCTATTAATGTCTTAAGCTTCTCTTTTTTACTCATACTTGCACCTGTCGAGACGAGCTGGGGTTTCAAAAAGGCTATCTAATTCATCCCTTACTATCCAATCTAAAACATCTTGGTCTATGGTGGTAAGCCATGTCAATGAATGGTTGCATTGCTTCTTAAGAAGAGGATCATAAATTTTTTCCTCTTGGTTTGCTGGTGCAACAATTTTTCCATCAGGAGCAGTACGGGATAAATGTAAGCATTTACCCTTGAGGGTATTTTGCACCCAATCGAGTTCATTGGGGTAGCGAACGTCTGTGATAATAGTAACTTCATCATTACGCATATTACGCTTAACCTGAGACTCAACCTTTTTGATCCAGCAATTCTCATCCTTCTTACGCATGAGTTTAGTGCCATAAGCTACTAAAAAATCTCTAATTAACGTCTTCTCTTTAAGGTCAGTAGTAAAGGCGCTGACCCCTACCTTATCTTGCAAGAATTCATCCGTATCACTCTTTAGGGCATCTGCAAAGCTTAATCTACGTGCAATAATATCTTGCTCAAGAAAAAGCCTTCTGGCGGCGTCGCAAAAAGTATCTTTGCCGCTCTGGGCAACTCCACATAATCCAATTACTTTTATTTCAGTCTTCATTTTCATTCCATTCTACTTTACAGTCTAAATTTACATCTGATGTATCGTGTATTAAGCATTGTAATACGGTACGTAAATGTTGTCATGGCTTTTATGTACCATTTCAAACTTTTGTACCAATTTAAAATTTTTAGATTTCATATAAGAATTCATGTCAGATTCCATTGGAGCATCCTTGTACATGTTAGTCGTGAATACTTCCGCCTTAATCAGGTTAAATGCACTCAACTTATCGCCCAAACTCTTAATCACACTTAAATCCCCTCCCTGTGCGTCCACACATAAACAATCATATCCTGTCAGGTCAAAGTAATCCAATCTTTTGGGTATCATCAACGTATGCCCCAAATCTTTAAAGGTAGATTCCTTAAAATGGCCCTTAAAGTCAAAAGCAGAAGATCTGCAGGACTGTGCCGAAATATTAAACCTCACCTCATCCACAGTATCTAAAATCAAGTCATTTATAGCCACTTGTTCAGGATAAGGCTCTATATTTTTTACAAGCTGTTTAAACACGGTATAATCGGGCTCAAACCAAAGTACATTTCTGTTGCACTGCCTGTAGCAATAACGCTCCTGACCTATATTGGCCCCCACATGCACAATTCCCCGTTTGGAATGCCTGTTAATAATACAGGCTAATGCGGGGGAAAATTCTCTCTCTTTCATTGTTTTCTTTTATTGTTCTCTTTTATTGTTCTCTTTTATCCATTGGATCGTTGACAAATAGGACTAAAACAGGCAATGTAACATAAAAATGCTACTATAAAATGCAAAATACAAAAACTATCGCCCACGAAAGCTGTTTCTACGGAAAATAAAAGGTTTATCCATAGAAAAATATAATTTAATTTCCCTCTTCCATTTAGCTTTGTCCATCTAATCACCTACGCGAAAGGATTAAGGTGATTTTGCGTCTTAACCGCTTTAGATTGGATTTGCTGGAGGAAAATCATCTTTTTTATAAAGGCTACGCAATACAAGGGGAGGGATAGTGCCGCCCCGATGGAGAGAATTAATCCTACGGCGCCAAGCCAATGCCAAAAACTACTCAGAGCTATTTCTAGCATAGATCCTAATATTAGAGTTTGGTAATAGACACCACCCTGTCGTGCCTAAAATTTCTTACCTGATTTCTGGCGAAACAAAAAGAGCGAAACCCTACATTATTTCTACCCTCAACCTGATTGGAGATGGAATCAGATAACCGAGGTCGGCTAATCTCATAACTCTTGACCTTCCCGTCTTCCTTACGATAAACAAGGAGGTAACGAGGCTTGAATATATTTAATAATTTATTAATCATGCGTATACTATACAATATTTATGACAAAGAGTCAAGCATTATTTCAGGCATATTTACCCACAAAGTCATTGTAGATAACTTTTACTTGGTCAATCTCTATTCCTGCTCGCTTGAGAAGTATTAGGCCTTCTATGCTTCGATAAGCCTCTCGGAAAACCACTTTTCTAATGCCTGCTTGAATAATAAGCTTAGCGCACTCCATGCAGGGAGCAATCGTAATATACATAGTTGCTCCATTACTGGATTGGGTTCCCTGAGCCAACTTGCTAATGGCATTGCTTTCTGCATGAAGCACCTCGTCTTTAGTTACTAAGGAGCCTTCTTCTTCTAGCTCACAGCAATTATCAAAACCTTTAGGGGTTCCATTGAAACCGTCTGAAATAATAGCCCCATCTTTGACAATGAGGCACCCTACTTTTTTTCTCTGCGCTTTAGATAATGATGACCATACATAAGCCATCCTTAAATAAGCAACATCCAGTTCGCTCTGCGTAGCCATCGTTAATTTCCTCTCTTGCGCGGATAAATAGGGTAAAGCTCCTCTTCTAATATATCAAACTTATTAAGCTGTCTCTCTATTCTATATATTTCATAAAAAGCAGCGTTAGCGTCTATTAATTTATTGGTGACCTTTTCGAGCTGGTTTAGCCTGAAGTAGGTGATGCCCTCGACAATGAATACTAGCATAAAGAAAAATATATAAATATCTTTAGTGTTGATCTTCATCTTTTCCTAAAATTCTCTTACATTTTTTCTCCCACTCTTTGTGCTCCGTAATCCCAATAGGAAAACGCTTAGGCATTTCGGGCTTGGGCTTACTCCTAATCATGCAGGCAAAGTTACCGCGAAATTCTACGCTAGGGGAATGATGGCTAAGCCCCTCCACAACATCCACCCATATTTCGCCCCCGCAGCGCTCCCATAGACGACAAAAATAAAAATCTTCTCCTAGGTATCGGTCTTCGTGACCTGGACACGAAGTTCCTAGCCCAAAAAAATCATAATTATTAGTACAAGGGGATTTTGTTTCCTCTCCTGTTAGCGGGTCATCCAGTATAGTGGGGCTGTCAGTATACTGGCGATCTGGAAAATGCTGTCTTATCTTTTCGAAAACGGCCCGCTTGATAAGCATCAGCCCAGTCCCTGCTTCGTTTACTTTAAGCAAGCCATTCTTTAAAACGGGGTTTTGGGGGTCATCTACGGTTAGGGTATACTCCAAGGTTCTGGCCCGCAAGGTTTTCTCGTCTATGTCGGGGTTAGCACGAACCTCGGCAATAATTTTCTTCCAGTCCATTTTCTTTTTACCATAGGCGCCAGCCACTATATCTTTATTTGCTCCTAGTAGTCTATCGACATTTTTATAGCTAAATCCAATGTCTGAATCTATAAATAATATATGGGTGGCGTTAAACTCTTCATCATTCAGAGCTAGTTGAACCAGCTCGTTTCGAGCTCTTGGAACTAATGTGGACCTTATTGGGTAAATAGAAAGGCCGATGCCTAGGCGGACGCACCACAGTTGAGTCTGAAGTATCCCGTGAAATGTTGCTTCTGTAAGAGTGCCATTATATAGAGGCATACAAATAGCGAGGCGGATATCAGCTGGTTCGAGATCACTCACTTTTCCCAAATTTCTATTCCATTTACCTGCTTCACCATGTCTTCATAGGAAACTTGCGTTAAAAGATCGTCTCTCTCCCAGCGGGTATAATATTTATACCTAGCGTCTCTGGAGTTTTTAGCCTTGCATTTTACAGTCATTTTACCTCCGTTGTGATCTGCAATTGCTTTTTTTGACCAATTAAAAAGGTTTTCTCGAGGAACTAAAACAAACTCGTTTTCCCTTTCAAATGCTATGTGGGTAGATTCTCCGATTAACCATCCATTTTTGCCTTGAACATTACGGTATTCTAACCAAATCCAATCATCATTAAACTTCTTATCCTTGCGACTCGTCCTCTTGCGGGACTTCACGTCTACCTTTAATGTAAGAGGATCAACGTCCCCTTCGATTGTCTTCTTTAATATAAAATCAATATGGGAAAACATATTTGCCTTGCGGGTAGCTGTAGTCACCTCGAAAGATTTTTCTTTTGCCAACTGAACAAAAGATTTTTCTGCGTTATGCCCTTCTCGCGAACATTTCCCGCCTTTATCGTGTTTATTTACGTATGCCATAATTAGTTTTTAAGAATCTTACATATAATAATTACCTGAAGAACGCCTGTTATCGCTCTAGTTTCCATCGTGTCGGTTGTTCTTTTCGTCCCACGCCTTTTCCTTCGCGCTCTTTCTCTTAGGCCCATACATGACGAGCTTTTTAAGTTTATTCTTCCATTTTTGGCTTTTCTTCATATATTATATTTCCAATTTCTATTGCTTTACAAAAGTATCCTAGTTTAAAATGATAGTGCTGAATAAAAAATACAAGAGCCACTATAACATACGCCTCCCAGCTTGTCAATCCAAATTTCGTCCACAATAAGAATCCAATAAGGATCAAGGGGGAGAACTTATTTAGTAAGTGTTCGATGGTCGCTTGAAGAAAGCTCATTTAGTTTCCTTATATTTTTTAATTTGTTTTAATATCTCAGGGAGGAGGGGTTTGAATTCCTGCTTTGGGAAATTAAAGAGAGGTTTGAATTCTTTCATTCTCTATATGATACTCTATTTCTTCGGACCTGTCAATAAAAAAGAGCCTCCGTAGAGGCTCTTTTTAAATAAACAACTGAAGGTTAGCTTAGAAGGCGTGCTGAATGCCTCCAAACACCGATACTGTTTCATCTGCATTAACAACGTCCTTGACATCTGTCAAGTCTACCCCTACAAACAAGGAGGTATCCTCATTAATAGCTCTAGTAAGCAAGGTGTCCACTCCGTAATAAGTAGTCCTGTCTCCGCCTAGTTCTGTATTACCTGCATTAGCAGATACACCTAGAGAATAATTCTCCCAGACTTCAAAACTCTGACTTAAGGAACCTTCAACAGTCGTTACGCCTCCGTCAGGGTTATGATAAACCCGAACGCTGGGGTCTAAAATAATTTCTAGCCCTAATTCAGCATAAACTTCTGTGCCATTACCTAGAACATGGTTGTCTGTGTAGTTAACTACCCCAATAGAAGTATCAATCCCCTCAAGAATCTTTACTCCAGTATGGGCTTGCAGTTGTACTTCATCCGTCCCATCCCTAGTATTTACTAGTCCTCCGATCCCGATCTCAAAACCTGCCAGATCTAGAGAAGTGTCAAACGTAGTTTGAATGCCGTCTTGACCTGTGGAAACCCCACGAAAGCTAAGTTCAGAATTATAGCTTGCGGAGAAATCCCCATGCAATTCGGCAGCGTTAATCTTTTTATAAGCAAATAGGCCCAAAAGGACTACTGCAACTACTATACCAATCTTTACGAGTTTATTTTTCATAATATTTTTTGATTTGTAAATTAGCGAAATAGTACACTACTCCGCAGAAATATCTAAAACTTTTTTCTCCAGCTTCTGAATGCGCGACAAGAGATAGGCGAGCTTTGAGCGAGTCTTTTCCTCAAGTAATTGGACGCGCTCTTCTAGTGGCCGCTTATAAAGTAAAGGTTTTTCTTTATCTTTCATTAAAACTTAAAAATTCTTTTGCCCGCATGATCGCGATCCTTCCCTAAGTGCCATACGGGAATGGCAATTTCCACTATAGTACAAGCAGGGGTCTTCTCTGTGCGACCAACCACTTCCCCTGTCGCCCCATCTACCGAGGGGCTAGGATTCCACTGTGACCGAAACATAACGTCCGAACCTCCACATGTAGGGTAAGAAGGGTAGAGGTTCCCGCTAGCCTTAGCTATAGAAGTAAACTCCCCAAATTTTTGAGCTTTTAGGTGCGCCTGAAATCCAGGGGTGAAGGTAAATTCTCGATTCTTTAAGTGTTTAACCACGGCGCTTTGCAGGTTGAACATTTGAAAAAATCCACACCCAATATGACTGCTTTCGTCAATAAACTTTCCCACAACCGACGGCTGGCGAAAAAGAGCAATCTCCTGCACAGCTCGGATGTATTCCTCACGATCTTTAAATTCTACACGCTTAGACCCATATAAAATTTCCTTATTAATATGAGGGTTAGCGGAAGAAAAAACTTCTTCATAGCCCTTCGGGAAGATGACATCTGAATCGCTATGTATAATCCAGTCGTTATACTTGCTGGCCCGAAGGCCCTCGTTGATAGCAAGACCCCTATTGAATGGGGCTCCATATTTATAAAAAAGATCAGTTGTTACTACCTCCGCCTTATTCTCTAAGGCTACCTTTTGCGTCTCGAAATCCGTAGGAGTAGTGACAATGATAACATTATCAAACTTACGACTATTAAGTGGGAGAGTATGCTTGAGAAAATGCGCATGATTCACACACGCCTCAACTAATTCGAATTTATGATTCATTAACGTACTAAATTGCGAGCTAGTTCTACGAGGGTCGCTTCCTTGACTAACTCGTCCTGAAGCTTCTCATAAATCTCATCTTCCGTGAAACCTTCCAACTTCCCCCATCTATAAACCTTTGGGTCTTGCATATAAACTCGAAGCCTATCCTCCGTGTCAATGCCAATGCTCGCATAAGTCCCGTTGTCTGCGCCGCAGACAAGTACGATCTTGTCGGTGTCGGTCCTTATAAACTTCCGTTTCAAAATCGTGTTATTAACGCTGCAATGATCCTTTAAATAAAGAAAAGCTACTTCCACACGAGAATCTAATTTATATTTTGTACTATCTGCCATCTTATATGTTATCTTGCTTCTTTTTATTATCGTAAGCTAGGGTAAGGAGGTGTAGAAGCTTGGAGTCTCGAACGGGAAGGTATTCCTTACAATCTACACAGCCGCCATCCGTGCAAAAGTAAAAGGCTTTTTTAACAAAAGAATAAAGACCGAAAAGCGTTTTGGGCGCAGTTATCTCAATGAGATAACCGATACCCTTTTTGCTAATTGAAGAAACCGTCGCTTGCATTTTATTTACCATAGAGCGCGTTGAAAATGGATTTAGACTTACTTCTAAGCCTCGTCCGACGCTCAACAGAGGCTTCTGCACGTTCTCTTTCGAGACGCTCTCTTTCTGCAGCCTTATCAATAAGTTCCTCGTTTTCATTTGAGAGCTTCCCCAGCTCCGCCAATAGCTCTTCCCTGCGGCGCTCACGCTCCTGCGCTTCCTGGCCATGATCCTCGGACTCCCTTTCTAAGTCACGCAGTTTAGAATATAACTCCGCCTCCTCTTGGGCCTCCCGCTCTCGACGCTGTTTATCAGCCTCCTCTTGATCGGGGGTGCCCCGAGCGCAAATCAAGAACAATATTTCTTGGCTTGAGTCCTCGCTGACGATCTCTTCGCTGTACTCGACTAAATCCAGCCACTGATCCTTGTCAAGCGATACAAAATTATCGCTATCCTTTACTTGCTCAGGAAGCGAGCTATCCGTCACTAAAGCGTAATCTAGATTCATAGTTCGATAAAATACACCTAGGATAACAATTCTGGAACTTCGTCGTCTGCTGCCTTTGTTGTTAGCATTTCGGCTTGAGGAGTTTCAGCTTGAGGAGTGTCAGCTTGAGGAGTGTCAGCTTGAGGAGTGTCGGTCTGAGGGCGATCTTGCGATTCGTATATCACGAAATCAGGAGCGCGCTCATTCTTATCTCTGTTTTTATTAGTAAAAATTACTAATCTCACTTCCTTTTCTACGCCAAACTCACCAATCTTAACGAAGCCCGATAAATAAGTCTGACTTTTGCCTGAGCGCTTCCAAAGTGCTCCTAGTTCACGTTTACTCCATTCGTTTTGCTTTTCTTCACTCATAATATTTCTTTCTAATGTTTTTGGTTTTAGTTATCAAATAATTTTCTTAAATTATCTAAATATCTTTTCTTATCGCTATCGCTCAAGGAGATATACTCTTTCTTAATTCCTCGATAGTTTCGTCTTGCTACGGGGTCGTCCTGCAGTCCAACGATTGATCGAATTTCTTTGGCTTTTTTTTGATTCATTGTATTTTAAAAGGTCCGCCAAAGTTTTTTGCAGACTTAAAAGGAGTCTTGAGCTTGGCTTTTTTGGAAAATGTGGGGGCGGCTGCAGCAGGCCGCGCCCCCTGCTTGGGAGTAGCCTTGATGACAGGAAGGGGCGGCTTGCTTAAGGGTAATTTGGGCTTAACAACCTCTTCTACTCCCGCTTCGCCTTCGACTCCCTCATCGCCTTTAGGCACTTCTATTCCGATAAGAAAAGATTGAATATAAGCCTTGATTGCTTCAAACTCACTAGGAGTTGCTGGTGTAAAAGTAGTATAAGCTAAAGCTGTGCCGCTGCCATCTAAATATGGAAGATACGCCCATATTTGGTTATACTCATTATCAAACTCAAATCCAACAAACTTATTGAGGTTTATGAGAACGTTATTTATATAAATTAAATTTTGCATTTACTTCCCTTCTTTTTCGAATAATCCCTTTAGTTTTAAGCCCGTATCCGCTAGAGAGCTATATTTGTCTATTTCTTCTATCAAATCTTTAATGGCTGTATATTTACCTTGCTCCATTGATCTTTTTAATTGTAATAATTTCTGTTCCCTCTGTGCAATAAACTCATTAACAACTGGACCAAGATATTCTGAAAGCTTACTCATAATTTTTTCCTGTAAAAAAACAAAAATAAGCAAACCAAACAGAGCCTACAAAATAAAAGAAATCTAAAAGTGCCATGTCCATAATTTATTGTGGGTATAGGATACTAAATTAATCATGCTTTGTCAACAAAAAAATTATACTTCCCTCCACGGGGTTGTCAAGAAGCACGATAGGTCCTTGCCTCCTGCGTAGGAAACTGACGAAGATAAATCTTCCTGAATTTCTTGTAACTTTTCTCGATAAGTGAAATTACTACAAGGAACTTCCTTCATTACGCCCTCAATGTGTTTTTTAACATCCTTATTATGCTCGCTAGCCGAACCAAAATATTGCTTATAAGTTTTGCCGTCCACCACAGTACTAACGGCGGGGCTATCAAGACAACGACTAAAGAGAGACCCCGCCATCACCATGTCTGCGCCCGCCACCAAAGCTTTTGCAATATCTCCATGACTGCGGATTCCTCCATCCGCAATGACTGGAATCGGTGCCCCAGCTGTACAATCTTGTACGCATGAAAACATAGGGCGAGTAAATCCCGTCTTATCCTTCGTTGTGCATACATAACCTTGACCGATTCCTGCTTTGGCGCAATCCGCGCCCCATTTTGCTAAGTCTTTGACCCCTTCGGCCGTAGCTACATTGCCTGCTATAAGAAAGGTGTCGGGCAAATGCTTCTTCACGAATTTAACCATTTCCTTCATGCCTGCACAATGTCCATGAGCAATATCAATTGTAATATAGTCTACCCGTAGGCCAAAACGCGACAAGAGTAAAACATTATCTTTATCTTCTTTTTTAACTCCCAGACTAATAGAAATAAGCTTCCATTGCGCCGCCTTCTGGCAGAACTTGATTGGGTCTACCCCAAAGCGATGCATTATATAAAAATAATAATCTTCACTTAGAGTGAAGGCATGATTGGAGTCCATAACCGACTTCATGTTGGCAGGAACAACGGGGACCGAAAAAGAATTATAACCCAGCTGAACCGTGGTTACCGCTTTAGAGCGGCTTCTTAAATCAGAATACTTGGGTAGTAATACTACATCAGAATACTTAAGTTCTTTCATTACCTAAATTCTTTCCTTAAAAGTCTCCATCTGTCAGAATCAATTTCTTTGCTGCCGCCATTAATGGCATGCAACATTTCAACTATTTCGTCAATCGAATTATAAATATATTTGTGTGGAAACATTCCGAGCATCCAAAGAGGCGTTGTCTGTTTTCCTCCTTCCATGCTTACGAAAACAGGTTTCTTCATTCTTACAGCAGTCACAATCTCTTCTGCGCTGCCCCAGCTAGCTACATCTGGAACCAAATGAGCTATGATAAAATCCGATCTATCTACTAAATTTAAATCATACGATCTAACGGTCTTCATTCGTTCTGTGACCCTATCGTATTGTTTAGTCTTCATCCAGACGTCCATTTCCTCTCTTGTGGCCTCGTCCTCCTCGACATCTCTAATAAAAGGCTTGTTATAAGGATCAAAACAAGTGATGCCTAGAGGTTCCAGCCTTTCTGTAACATCCGATCTCCAATCTCGCCCCTCCACATATTGCATGTGACCAACAAGATAAGTCTTGGTTTTATATAGTAAGTCCTTCATTATGCCTACTACTTTAGCATAAAAAGAAGGATAAGTCAAGCTATTTGATCCTCAGTACCTCCCATTTTACTTTTTTTTCTTTAATTAGATCTCTCACTTTGCGTTGAGTAGTGGTTAGTTGGGAATTTCCTGTCTTTACCTCCATGAATATTATTTCTTCTTCTTCAAAGATAATGAAGTCAATGGGTGTGGCTAAAAATCTAGCTTGTTTGCGATTATATTTAAAATCTTTTAATAAAGGGACAAAATGCTCGGCGATCTGCCCCGTCCTAACTTCAGAGCTTTTCTTTTGTGAATTAAGTTTTTTAAATGCATCTGAGTGAAGGAGCCTGTCCCTTCTCCATAGCATTAATATTAACAGACACGCGTGAAGGGCTAATAGTAATATTATTTTTTCCACTTGCAATAGTTGGGGTTTTGCGATCTTTTTTTACGCATATACTCTCGTTTTTGCTGGCGGCGCCGCTCTAAATCGGACTCATCATACTTTTTACGCGCTCGCGAGAGAGCTTCTTTGCCTTTGGGGGTTTGTGCGTATTTTTTTTGACTATCGCTCATATATCGTCCACTACTTGGTGATTGTCTTTTTTATTTTTTTTGGAACAACTGTGACTTCGGGGCCTCTCGTTGAGATTTGAAAATCCTTTTCTCCACTCATCAAGAAGGGGGCCAACTTATTTTCAATTTCTTCTTGAATGAGTCGTCTAATGGGCCTCGCTCCATCATTTTGTTCTTCGGTTTTTTTTGCTAAAATTGTCCGCACTCGTGGTAATATTTTAAGTTTAACATCTGATTTCCCAAGTTTTCTTTTTAAATGGGCCAGTTCTAAACTTACAATCTTTTTTAATTCTTCTTCTCCAAACTGATTGAAGACTAAAATCTCGTCAATACGATTTAGGAACTCGGGCTTGAAAAAGCGCTTAGCTTCTTTGATTACTGCCGCCGCTCCATCTTCTTCAGTTTTGGAGAACCCCATGCTTTTCGCATTCATAAGAGAAGCTCCTACGTTGCCTGTCAGGATCAAAATACAATTAGAAAAACTAACCTCTTTTCCGAAACTATCTGTGAGCTTGCCTTCCTCCATTATTTGAAGAAGCATTTGATGAATAGACGTATCGGCCTTTTCAATTTCATCAAATAAGATAACCGAATAAGGATTTTTCTTGACTTTTTCGGTAAGCTGGCCGCCCTCTTCATACCCTACATACCCAGGAGAAGAACCAACCAAGCGGGACCCTGAAATCTTTTCGGAATATTCAGACATATCTAATTGAATTAAGCAACCTTCTCCGCCAAAAGCTTCTTTGGCTAAAGCCTTGGCTAAATGGGTTTTTCCCACTCCGCTAGTACCTAGGCACAAAAATGAGCCAAATGGTTTGTTCTTCTCCTTGAGGGCCGTATGCCCCCTAAGAAGAGAATTATAAATTTTAGTGATGGCTGCGTCTTGCCCTACAACAATTTTTTGGAGACGATCATGGGCTCCAAGTAGCCTCTGAGAAGAAGAAGAATAAACAGAGTCTAGGGGAATTTTGGCTTTTTGAGAAAGAGCCTTAAAAATATTTTCCTCCGAAACCGAGAGCTTCCCTTTAGCTTTTTCTGACGCCCAGTCTATTAAGAGGGATTCGTATTCGCTGTATAGTTTCATTTGTTGGTGTTTAATAGGGTTAACATCTCCAACAGCCTCGTCTTCTAAAAGCATAAGATCTTCTATCTTCTTTTCTAGCTCTCGCGCACGGGGAGGGCGCTTATAAAGCTTAAGTTTTGCCTTGGCTCCCGCATGATCCATTAAATCTAAAGCTTTATCGGGAAATCGCTTATCTCCCATGTATTTATCGCTTAAATGCACACAAAGCCGCAGTAAATCATCGGAGTATTTAATTCCATGAAATTCTTCGTAATAAGGGCGAGCTCCTTTAAGTATCTCGAGAGTATTTTCTAACGACGGTTCTTCTACTTTTATTACCTGAAACCGCCTATCTAAAGCTCCATCTTTGGCGATGGTTTTTTTATGTTCTTCAAATGTCGTAGCCCCAATGCAAACAACCTCTCCCCTCGCAAGCGCGGGCTTTAAGAGATTAGCTGCATCCATAGTACCCTCGGCACTTCCCGCTCCCACTAAAGTATGGATCTCGTCAACAAAAAGAATGACACGCTCGTTGGTGGACGCCGCCTTGATTAGTTTTTTAAGTCGCTCTTCAAATTGTCCTCTATATTTAGTGCCCGCCACCAACAGGCCCATATCTACCCCATAAATAACTTTATTTAATAAAAATTCAGGAGCTTCTCCGCTGACGATACGCTGAGCTAAACCTTCGACAACAGCTGTTTTTCCTACTCCTGGATCTCCCAGTAGAATAGGGTTGCTCTTCTTCCTCTTACATAATACTTCCGCGACTTCCTTGACTTCTTCATCCCTACCAATAAGAGGGTCGAGCTTATCATTGCTGGCTAATTCATTAAAATTAATAGAGAACTTGGTTAAATCTCCCAACCGTAAATCATGATCCGCCGCAGGAATCTCGAGCACATCCTCCTCAGCCCCTTGCTCTAAGGGGCTCTCCGATAGGTCGTCGTCTAAAAAACGCCTTTTCATTGTCGCCGCCATCAGATTAGGGTCTACTCCTGCAGCTACAATATATTGATAAAGCGGAGAATTTTTATATTGAAAAAGTGCTAAAAAAATATGTTCTACTCCTACGTACCCGTGGTCAAGCCTTTCTGCTATCTTTACCGCAATTGTAAGCGCCTCCTGCGCCTTTTGAGAGAAAGATAATGCCGCCGTCCTCTCTCCAATAAAATTCTCGTCCTTATCAATAAGAGAAAGCAGGTAAAGCTGCAGCTCTGCTGGATCAAGCTTCACTCCGCGAAGGGTGTGAGTAACCACGATAGCCTGCACCTCAAGGATGCCATAACACAAGTGGGCGATAGAGATAATTTCTCTATTACTCTCACGAGCGGCTAATTTAGCGATTTGTAAGGCTTCTTGCGCTCGAGGCGTAAAATTAGGCTTTGTCTCCATCTGTTATTATATACACTATTTAATGTCGCTTAATTTCATGAAAATTCTCTCATCTATTATTGAAAGGTTCTCCATAAATAAAATATCCTCTCCTTTTCGGGCAGAGAAAACAATAATGCTCTCTTTCTTTGGCATCTTGTTGTTACTTAAAAAATTGTCTACCCGATTATTCTGCTTCCAGCCCCCATCAGTTCTTTGCCTGCCATTAAGAAGCATAGCGTCTACGGAAGCGGTTTCATCGGTTAGGGAAAATTTAATGTAATCATTTCCATTGCGGCTTCTGCGTTTAATGAGGTCCGAGATGACGGCAATAAACCGTCCTGGGGATCCCTCGTCAAGGTTAACTGAATGAAGTAAATTATCTAATTTCTGACCTTCAAAAACCTCCGTAAGGCGGTGCGTATAACTATAGCCTAGCAACTTCCTCTCGAAAAACCAGTTCGCAAACTTTTCCTGTTTTCTATTCTGATTATAAATCTCGCGATAAGGCATGTACTTTTTCTTGAAGGTGCCAAATCTTTTCTCCGACATTAAAATTTTTGCATCGTCTCCGAGTATCTTGCTCTTTAATACATCGGCAATTGAATCTAATAACTTATAACTATATTTTTCTCCTAACTCTACGAAATTTCTTTTCTCCCTATCTGTTAAAACATTAAAAGCCTGAGCCTCTAGCACTAGAAGTGAGCGGCTACCCTCTGAGCACGAAGACATGGCTCCCGCTTGAATTAGGGCAGATAAGGTTCCGATGTTTAAGCCTGCACTTTTAGCGGTTAAAAAGATATCATATTTAGTTGCCCTGTCTGAATCCCTAAAGTCTTTAAGGTTTTGAAGAGACTTTTCACTAATCCCCTTAATGCTATTTAATCCATACCTAATATTAGAACCCTCTATAGTAAAATCCATATCGGATTTTATAAGATCAGGAGCGAAAAGCTTAATGTTAAAATGCGGTAGTTCTTGTGTGATCCTACAAATTTCATCATAGGGCGCAGGCTCAAACTTTGTCATTCGTAATAGCGAGCGGAAAAATTGAAGCGGGTATTTGAATTTTAAATAAGTAGTCCATGCCGCGAGAGTAGAGTAGGCAATGGAATGGCTTTTATTGAATGAGTAATTGGCGCTATCTTCTGCAACGCTCCATAATACATCACCGACTTCGTGAGGTAAATTATTTTCTATAATCTTTTGTTCAATCTTCTCCTTCCACAGAGACATCTCTTCAACCTTTTTCTTTCCGACAATACGGCGTAGCTGTTCTGACTCGTCAAGACTGAAACCTACTTTAACCGCCATCTTCATGAGCTGTTCTTGGTAGAGAGGAATACCTCCTGTATAGGATAGAACGTCATCAAAAAAGGGATGGATGCTTTGGGTTTCTCCTGTGGTAGCATACTTAGTATAACTATCCAAAAAATCTAAGGCACCTGGCCGACCGATTGCAATCACCGCGCTGAGATCTTCAAGAGTCTTGGGCTTAACTTTTTTACATACTTTAAAATTAGTGTCTGCCTCGATTTGAAACAGTCCATGAGGACAGCGCAGGTCTTTTGCTAGCGGCTCAAAAACACTTTTATCGTCTAAGGAAATATCATCTACACTAATGCCAATTTCATCACACACGTCATAAATAACGCTTAAGGTTCTTAACCCTAGAATATCAAACTTAACCATTAACTCTGCCACCCAATTCATATCGTAACCGCTTACTAAGCCTCCATCACTAGTGCGTTGGAGTGGACAAATATCTTCTAGCTTTTGATGGGAAATCGCTATACCTGAAGGATGAACTCCTGTATTTTTATTAAGCCCTTCTAGCTTCTGCGCTACCTCATAAACGTCAGTATTTTCTGCTACCCACGCCTCAAATTTCTCGCTCTCTAATACCGAATCTAATAAGGGGGCCACCTTGCCAAACTTTTTAGGGATAAAATCACTAACAATATTGACATCCTGTTCTGAATAAAAGCCTACAATTTTACCGCACTCTTTAATGCAAAGCTTACTGCTTAGGGTGTTTAGTGTTAAAATATTACAAGTCCGCGCGGGATACCTCTGTTCAATGAACTTTACTACTTGAGACCTTTTCTCGTAGGAAATATCGTTATCAATATCCGCCAACAATGAGCCATCTAGATAAGTTAACCCATCCTTCCCTTCGATTTTCTTGGCTCGACTTTTGCTTACAAAGCGCTCGAAATATAAATCATATTTAACTGGGTCAATATTAGTGACCCCAATCAAGTATAAAACAAGAGAACCTGCTGCTGATCCACGGCCTGGGCCTGTGGGGATATCATTTTCCTCGCAAAAGTTATGTACATCCCAATTAAGAAGGATGTAATCTATAAAGCCAAGGTCTTCCAGAATATCCAGCTCTTCCTTGGCCCTCTCATAATAAGCGTCTTTATTTTTAAAATGATTAATCTCCCGTTTTTTAATGCCCTCCCAGCATAAACGCTTAAGAAAATCAAAGTTAGAAATGCTCTCTTCTACGCCTAAAGAAGTATAAAATCTTTTTTCTATTTTAATCTCAGGTAATCTTACTCCTGCGGGACAGGCATCCTCATAGCCTGCGAATGATTTAAAAAATTCGCTCATAGCTCCACCTCCCACAACTGGCGCCTAAAAATCTTATAATTCATCTTTACATCGTAAATAGCGTCATGAAGTTTTTTGGGGTCAAACTTTAAATCATAAGATTTACATAGCGCAGTGATACTAGCCTTCATTCCTCTCTCTCTAAAAGAAGTAAGCTTATATTGCCAAGACAAAAGGTTTTCTTTAGGAGGTTTCATTTCTTTATAAATTGCCTTGGCCACACATAGGGTGTCAATAAGATCAGAGAGGTAAGAGTAGTCGGGTTTCTTATTAAGGAGCTTCCTGAAAATAGAATGAATATAAACATCAAAACCTAATAAGTTATGGCCCAGCTTTATATAGGACGGGTCGTATAAATACTTTTCCAAAAAGTCTAAGACCTTTTCTGGCTCCACCGCTTCCTTCTCGTACTTGCGCCTGTTAAAGCCCGTAATTCGGGCGGCGTCTGCGGAGATATTTAAATCGTCCCACTTAATTAAAAAATCAAACTCTTTTTCTATCTCGTCTCCTTTACATAGAATAAATCCCAGTTGCCACGGTTTGTTGTCGAGGCTCGCTAGGTTGAGGTTGCACGTTTCAAAATCAAAGACCATATACTTTTGATTGGGCTTAAATCTTAGAAGTTCTTCTTTCATCCTTAGTATTGTACTATATTCCTTGTGGCTAGTCAATAAAATAGTGTAATTCTATTGAATGAGCGATATAAGCATTATAACTGGGGCAGCTGTCTGTATCTGCGGAGCCTTTGTCACGGGTTCCGTAGCGTTCGTTATTAAATCCTTAATGAATGATATTAGGCAGGCCGAGGTGACTGCGGAAAAGGGCATGGAATTTGTAAGATCTGAGCTTTTTGGTTTAAGGAAGTCTCTTGAGGCATTTAAGACGGAAGAGAGGCATAAGGATGATGATTTAAAAGTAGCTATTGATGGTACCAAGAAAGAACTAAGACAAGAAGCTAGGTCCGATAGAATGTATGTAGACCAAACTAAAGGTGAGCTCAAGAACGAAATGCAGAACTACTGGGGAAAGGCCGAAAATGTTTTGGAGGCGCGACGACAGGATGTTTATATGATCCATAAAAAAATAGATGTAATCAAAGACTCGTTAAGCGAAAAGCTGGCCCACCTCAATTCCTCCCATTCAAAAGAAAATTGATCGTTAGGTGGTCGCTAAAGTTTTCCTATGGGGATTTTTTTATTTTCATGTGTAACTATACTACATGAGCGTAAATGTAGCATCCAGCGGAGTTTTTCTTGACATCACCAGTGATGCCACCAATCTAACTATTCCTATAGCCTCTATTCGATATGGGGGAGGGACGATAACCCAGGCAATAGCCACAGGAGATTACAGAGGACTCATGAGGGGAATACAGGAAAGTTACCATTATTTCATGACAGGAGTAGCAACAGGCACAAGTAACCCCGCTGACTTTAATAAGCCTTCGTTTTTTGGCGACTCCCTTGGCGGCTACCAAGTTTATCAAAGCGATTATTTAAAAAGAACTTATCGGACTGACTTGTATTACGATATCATGGACAGTCACACGATACCTGACGAGTCCTAAGCTTAAAGCCAGTCTTCAAAACAAAAAGAATCGCTTCCTTGATGGTCAAAATTAGGGACGTTTAAATCTCTGGTTTTAAATGTTCGATTACAAATACATTTATAGGTTTGGTAGGCAACAAAATCTTTTCTGTTTTTATAGAAAACGCTTTTAGTCTCCTCTATGCCATAACAATTCCTATCACAATACGAATCTACTTTGTCTCCAACTAAGCCATCAAATGGTAAGCCATTGTCTTCTATAAAAAAGGTTGGGTCAGCGAAAGAGAAATCAGGAGTGCAGTTAGCAAAAGACATGGCGTTATTAAAAATAAAAGAATCGTAAAAAGGTATAGCTAACTTAAGGTGATCTTCAGTCCATATATCTCGTAAGTATTCTTCTTTTAAAACTCCTTCTCCGTATCCAAAGGCATTTGTATAAATTTTATTTAATAACTTACATCCCTCTGAGTCTTTAGCGAAAACTATAACTTTGTGTTGACATGCTTCTTCATTGTCTGGCGCATTTGAAAGAGAAATTCTTAATCCAAACCTTAGTTCGAAACCATAAGTCTCGCATTTTTTACGGGCTTCGAGGAATCCAATTAAAGAATCTTCTACTAAAGCTACCTCCTTAAGGCCCCCTTCTTGGGCCAAGGCAAAGATGCTACGTTTCTTGGTGCGTTCATTAATCTCTTCAAGAGTTAAAATACTGCGACCAATTGAATAGTGGGATTTAAATAGAGGAATCATTGTGATTTAAAGAATACCAGATTTTGGCAAACTGGTCAAGTATTTAATTTGGTCTCTCAACTGGCTATCCATGGGAAAGGGCAGCTCATCCCCCCGAAAATAAGCATAACCCACATGCTCTACATCTAAAACAGGATAATATCTAAAGAGGCTAACGTGATAAAAAAGGCAAAAATCTTTATAGACAGCGCTTCTTTGAAGATCGTCCTCGACCAAGGTGATCCTAGTCTCCTCATAGAGTTCTCTTATAGCAGCATGAACCATTCTTTCTCCGCTTTCCACGCCGCCCGCTGGCACAGACCAGTAAGAAGGCAAGACGCTAGCAGAGGGAGCTCTCTTACATAATAAAAATTCATCAGCATATCTTAATAATACCCCTACAGCTTTATATCTTTGATTCATTAACTCAAATCGAACTCGTCTTTCTTATTCCAGTGTGGGCAACCTTCATATTCTCTTAACTCTATACTGTCCCCTTCTTCTTTAAGAGCCTCCAAGGACAACTCGTCCCCCTCAAAAACACCACGCTTGACTTCTCCAGCCGAATTAACTAAGGCATAATAAGACATTGGACGTCTAAAGGGACAAATATAAGCTGGGATTTTATTTCCATTTTGATCTAGCAAATGCTCTCCTCTAAATTTCTTAAACCCCTCCTTGCCGCAGGAAAGAGGCCCCCCAAAGGAACCATCCTTTGGGTAGGGTTTTGTTGCCGCAAAACTAGCTACGGCTTTCGTGGGTGTGTAATCATTAAGGTATTTAGTGATCTCCGTTAAGTGGTACTCAAAACCCTCTAGCTCTTCGTCTCCAATCGATTCCATCTCGAGCAAACCTTTTTGAGGCGTTCCCAATAAATCCTCGCCAAGAGGAAAGCGAAGAAACAAAAACTCGGAATTTCTTTTCTTATATTTGGGGTATAATTTTTTAATAGCCAAAGAATACATTAAGTCTTGAAGGTTATCTGTAAGGTCTTTACCCTTAAATACTTGCTTGCTGGTTTTGAAGTCGCGAATAACAGCGTGTTTGTTATAGAGAAACAGCTTATCAATAAAGCCTTTAATTCTATAATTTTTATCTCCATCCTCCACGACTAGATCGAAATCCTTTTCTGAAATCGCCTCCTTGGGCTTGGTCTTAACTCCTCCAAAAAAGTCATACTTTAAACCCTTGAGGGCCATCTCATCCATATCAACTAAAGCTTCTTCGTAATTAACTCCTAGGCGATTGGCGTGGATAGTTACCAACCTCTCAAGAGCGTTGGAAGCATAAATACTTCCTTCCTTTAATGCCTTCTTCAGGTGAAAAGCATGCTTTTCTGCCCCAAGTAATTCAAAAACCAAATGGCAAATCCAGCCCTTAGAAGCCCCTTCGTTGGTCGCTTCTGGGAGCTTTAAGATATACTTGCAAAAATAAGTCCAGCTACAATTTTGTGCGGTCTTAATTCTGCTGGCCGAAAGAGGGGTTAATTTTTGTTTACTCATTGAGGTATTTAATGTTATTCATTATGTTTTTTGACAACTTTCCTTTTTTAAGTAGGGTTTCTGCCGCCGATCGAATATGGACTCTTTGCTGTGGAAGATCAAGGGTTGCCAACTTCTTTTGCCAGACTAAAAAATCTTCATTATCCATGTCTCCAAAATCATTCTTGGTGGGTAGGCAAATGCGAAGGGTAGCAGCATCAAAGTGTCCCAGCAACTTCAAATAATTCTTAATGCAGGCATTTAACCCTCGGTTTTCTTCTTTGGAATCATCGTTATTAAATGCAAAAATAATTTCATCTATACCAAGCCCAGAAAGAAAGCACGTTAAGGCAGGGGAGACCTCTAGGCCAAAGGTTGATAGAGCGTTTTTGATTCCTCGGTCATGCAAGGAAAGAAGGTCTCCAACGCTTTCAACTAAAATAACAGAGCCCGCTTCCATGATAAAATCAACTACTGATTTCCCCTCTCTATCTTTTAGGTAGGCGGGATAAATCCACTTAGATTTTCTTCCTATATGTTTCCATTTGGGCCTATTGTCGCTAGAAATCATATCTCTTCCAGCAAAACCATGAATCTGTTGGTGTTGGTTAAAAATCGGGAACACAAAACGCTTATTCATTTGACCATAGGTTGCAAAGCCTCCCATGAAAAATTTTAGGGTACTATCGGAGATTCCTCGGTCATTATAGAATTTATAATGAGGAAGTAATTTGGAGAGCACGTCAGAGGGGTAAATCTCATCCATTTCAAGCTTATCAGTGGGCTGCCTTTTTTCTTTAAGCTGGTCTAGGTCGGAGTCTTTTAAGTATTTTTGTAAAGCCTGTTTGTTATTTGTGCCCAGTGTCTTTTTGATTAAAGCCTCAAACTTTGAATAGGGAGTGTCTTGCACATAGTCTTTCCATACTCCCGTGTCTTTATAAATCTGGAGGGCGGTTTTATTATCGCCATCCCTAAACATGGCGTTAGTCTGCCAATATTGGCCCCTATCGGTCAATTTATAACCCAAAGATTCTAAAACTTCTTTTACGTCAACGCTCATAATAGATCAGGGATGTCGTCTAAAATCGCCTGTTGGGGACGCAGATTGACAAGGTTTAAGGCATCTACCATATCCTGAAGATCTCCACGTTCTTCAATGGAAAAATTATCCATTTTTAAGTTAATATAATTATTCCGCTTGGAGCCATCGGGCATTTCAATAGGCTGAATGGCTCGCTGAAAATTAGAACCTAAATGCCTGGACTTTAAACAAGATAACTGGTGGGTACCGAAATCATCAGGCTCTTCCTGTATTTGATCGAGCGTTTTCCGCCTTAAGTGAAACATGTGAGAACAATACTGAATGATGCGGTCAGAAAGAGAAACCACACTTTCGTCATCTATTGTATTCTCTGCACGACGATTGGTAGTAATTCCATAACGATTACTCTGAACGCTGGTAATCATAGAAATAAGCGGGCCATCATCTCCAAGTATCTCTTTCTGAATCAAATTCTTAAATTGAGTAATCATATCTCCAACCACCTGCCACTCGCCCTGATTCTTATTTTGGGCTTGATCTGTGGTTTTAATGTAATCAAAACTAAAAATCAAAGGGTTTCCTCTTCCTACTTTGGAATAATAAAATCGACGTATAACATTAGTCATCTCGTCTACGCTAAGGCCTGCAACATTATAATAATAAAACTTAAAGTTCTTAATTGTCTTCCATACCGCCCTCACTCGCCGAACAAAATCTGCATTATTTCTCCAAAGCCCCGTTTCTAAATAATGAATAGGAACCTTAGAAAGGGCGGCACACTGCCTCATTGTCAACTCTTCTTGTGACATTTCTCCATTATCAAAATGGAGAACGGGGACATTATCATATTTCTCCGAAACTTTAGTAACAAAATCCAAGCAAAAAGTTGTCTTTCCTACTCCCGAACGAGCAACAACCACGGAAATATTCCCAGGCCTTAAAAGAGAACCATAAAGTTCGTTTAATCTCTCATACGGACCCATGAAACCAAATTCGGTCTTCGGGTTATCTCCGCGCTCCTCAATAAAGCCCTCCATAGAGTCATAAATATTATGGGGGGTATCATTAGAATGATAAAGGTCGATCTGTTTATTAAAAAGCGAATCGGCATGCTGGATTATCTCATCAAAAGTATGGTTAGAGCCCAGACTTTTCATTTTATTGGCTACGTCTATGGCGGCCAGGCGAATGGAGCGTCGGACACTAACTTTTTTAAGCTCTTTGGCAGCGTTAAGGACTCCATCTTTAGAAATTTTCCGCAAACCTAAAGAGTGTATGTACTGCCCTACATCAACATTATCTTTGAAGGAGATGTTAAAGTCTTGTACTTTTTGAGCGACAACCACTTCATCCACATGCTCTCCTCTCTCCAAGCAATTCTTTAGTATTTTGAATATCGTAGCATGTACTTGGCTGGACTGCGTGGAGAAATCTCCTTCATTTATAAATGGAGCTAACTCCGCATAAACAGTAGGGTGTTTAATTAATCCTGCTAAGAGATGTCTCTCAAGTTCCTTCGACTCAATCATGTATATAAGAATATACTATATTGAGAAAATGTCAAGAACTATGATTCCTCAATACCCTCGTCTCCGTCCATTCCCATATCAATACCAAACACCGAGCTTGTGTCTTCGGCCTCTTGCAAATAGGACTCCATAGCTTTTCTGAGCCCAAACTCTACTATCTTGCTGCCATACCGAGCATAAATTAAAGGTGAGCCGTCTTGAGTCAAATATACCAACAGCACCCCTCTAACACTCTCTATTGGGCCTGAAAACTCATATATTTTATCAAAAAGCTTACTGGGCACCTCAAACTGGGGCAGATCTTCTGGATCGAAATTCATAGTTATTATATATTACACTTATTAAAGTAAAACCCCATGTTTTTTAAAAAAAGACGGAGTTAATTCCTTGAGGTTGTAAATTTCAAGGAGCTGAATATTGTTTATTTTACAAAATTTTAATTTATTCTGGTCTCTTCGTAATTGATTGATATAATTATACTTGTTTCCTCCGTGAAAAAAGGGGGTATACCTGCGGTGCTGCTCGCCCTGTACCTCTATAGCTATTTTTTTATTTGCATTATAAAAATCCAAGGACATCTTAGTGCCTGCAACGGGAAACTCCTCGAAGACTACCTGATTGTGCCAGTATTTTTTAAGAAAGTCTTTTGTGCTCTTTTGTATTTTACTCCTGCTCTTTCCCTCCCAATCAATTAAATATTTTTTTGCATTGGATATATTTCTGACTGCTCCTACGAGAGTTTTGAATTTCATTGAATAGAATCTACTTCTTCCTTAATTAAGTTAAGTAAGAAATCCCTAAAAGCTCCATTCTTCTCTAGATAGTCTATTAATTTCGGTTCCCCTTGTATTTTTTCGATGTATTCTATACCTTTCTCTTGGCATTTTTCAGCAATATCTTTATCTAATGAAATCCATGCGCCCTTCTTTTCTAGAAATCCCCATAGATAAGCAAGCTCTATCACCTCCTTCTCTAACCACACAGAAGTTCCCCCCGTTCGCCCATAACGAATAGGATATCTTACGGAAGCTCCTGTTTTTTCATTAACACTTTTACGAAAAATAATCTTGCAGATATGCCCAATAGGATTACCTTTGTCCTCCAGTTTTGAGGCGCTTGGATTCTCAAAAATGATGTCATTCATATATCTTTCTTGAAACTCCAAGATAAAATTAGCATAATGCTTGATTGCATTTCCTCCTGCCTGTTTGGTCTTGGGGCCGCCTCTCGCAGCATAAGGGTTCGTGGCTACTTCTACTCGAACTTGGGAGGTTAAAATCATCATGTGATTAAGTTTTAAAATAGGTAAAACCATTTTCTTTAAAAAAACAGAGGTAATTAAAGCTCCGCCCGCTACCTGTTCGCTATCCTCAAAAGGTTTATCGTAATCATTTTGCCGACAGAGGGCATCTACGCTATCTACGATAAAAAGATATTTTTTCTCATCTTTATTTTGAAGAACAAGCATGCGAATTAATTCAAACACTTTCTCGAAGACGTTACAGTCAAACTTAAAAAACCTTTCTTCGGAAGTATCTACTCCCGAGCGCTTCATTAATTCTGGACCCAACCTGCCTTCGCTTTTCACATATACCACCATCCCCTTGTCTCCGAACTGATCCTGAAAGCGTTTCGCAACAGCTAAAGCGCACGATGTTTTCCCTCCCTCATTTACTCCAGTAAAACGATGTACTCCCGTAGGTAGACCTCCTCCTAGTGCAAGGTCTAGATTCAAGCTTCCTGTCGGCACTTTATAATCAAGCTCTTCATGATCATTATAATGAAATTTTTTATTATCCTTGTCCGCGAGGAAAGCCTTGATCTTATCTAGTGTGTCGCTCATTTTAGGTTGACAAAAAGTCTTTGATTGTTCTTCTTTGTTTTTCAATGTTTGCATCTTCTCCTTCTTTTATATCGCTTAATTTATGAATTACGGGCGATGGTATTTTATAATTATACTCTCCAAACTTCCTTTTTACAAGCTTTTTCCAATTAGTGCTAGCTAAAATAGCTAAGCTGTCAAACTTTTGGCCAAAATCTACATTGCTCCAGAAGCATTGATCAGGGAACTCTTTTAAAAATCTATTAAGAAGGGTCATCTCCTTCTTCCAAAAGGGCCGCTTATTGGTCTTGGGTTCGTTGATATGACGTTGAATGATTTGTCTTTTATTAAGGCATTTATTTTTCATTGCAACACCTATACTATCACAACCTATCCCTTATGTCAAGGACGATAATCTAATTTAAAGCCTAAAAATCATCCTCTAGGGAGCCTGACTGCTGGTATTCCCTCACCCTTCTTTCAAAGAAGTTAGTCATAGCCTGCGTATCCACTACCTCAGATAACCAAGGAAAGGGGTTATGGTCGCTCGGAAATCTATAATCCAACCCTACCGCTCCTAATCGGCGGTTTCCTATATAATGCATATAGTCTACAAACATATCGGCATTTAATCCAAGGATTCCTGTGGGTAATACATCTTTTGCGTAAGCTACTTCTAGTTCCACAGTTTTTTTCATGTGCTCTGTGAACTCCTCTTGAATAGCTTTCGTCCAAATCTTAGGGTTTTGATCTATTAAAGTATTAATAAGATAAGTCCCAAACTCAATATGCAAGCTCTCATCTCTCAATGTATATTTAATTTGATCGGAGACTCCCTGTAATTTATTCTGCCTGCCCAGTGCCAATAGCATTGCGAAGCCAGAGAAGAAAAAAGTTCCTTCACATATAATATAATAAGTAAATAGGTTCTTAAGTAATTCCTTCTTGCCTTCTAGTGTGCTGGTGCTAAAATCATTTCTAGTTAAGTCGCTCGTAATGTTTATTAAAAAATCATCCTTGGCTTTAATAGAGGGGATGGTTTCATAAGCCCGAAAGACCTCATCTACATCGAGATCGAGACTATCGCATATGTACACAATAGTGAGGTTGTGCAAGCTCTCCTCGTAAGCCTGCCTCAAAATATACTGGCGACACTCTGGGTCTGTAATATATTTAAATGCAGAAAGAAGTAAATTGTTTCCAACCAGAGACTCGCTGCCAGCAAAAAAACCCAAACATCTTTTTACTAAAAGCTTTTCATCGTTAGAGATTTCTCCATTCTTCCATTGAGCTATATCCTCTTGCATGGATATCTCTGTAGGCATCCAATTATTAGCGCAACCCTTAAGAAAGAGATCCCATGCTAATTTATGTTTATGAGGGAGTATCCTATTGACTCCCGCACTATTCTCGCTTACTAAATCCCCTGATTTTTCTTTACTCATCGCGCTATCTTATACTACTTCGCACTAAAATACAAGCTTTTTATATATCCGCATAAGCCGTAAGTATACGAGAGTGAGGATTGAAGATACGAGGGGTAGGGCTAACCTGACGGTAGTACTTCTGCACTCTTTGTATGAGGGCTACAGTTACGTCCGTATTTATTTCAAATAGAAAATAATGAACCCTCATTATTTTTTGGGACAAGGCTGAGTAAAGGGCGCTTATATAGGGTTCGGGGTCCTCCTTTATCTTAATGAAAAACAAGGCGGGAATTTGTAAAGTATCTATCTCACTCATAACCTCCTCCAAGTGCTTAAGCTCTAGAACAGAGGTGAGGCTGGCGCTTTCGTGGGCGCTCAGGAAGCCCTGGTTGAAAATATTGAAAGCCCCTTTTTCTCCTCCAAAGGCATGAAGAAGCTTCTTGTAGCTCTTGAGTGCGCTATAAATTAATGGTGCGCGATTCACTTTAACTCCCCTCTTATCTCGTCTACAAGACCGAGCTCTAGGGCTTCGTCCGAAGAGATCCACCAGTCTTTTCTGTCCCAGTTTCTTTTTATTTTAACCTTACTAAGGGTAGATCTTTTTGCAAAAATATCCAAGATGCGAGCTTCAATTCTTTTTATCCATGCTACTTCATCTTCAATTTCAAACGTTTTGCCGACAGCGCCAAAGGCTGCTCGATGAATCATAAGCCAAGCCTGATGCCCAATCCACCGACGATCTCCTGCCTGCAATAAAATACCTGCCATAGAAGCCGCCATTCCTAGAGAGCCTGTAGTGACACAATGCCCGCGAGAACGGAGCTCTTGAATGAAATCAAATAAAACAAACCCGTCAATAATCGAACCTCCTCCCGAGGAAAAGACAATTTCAATGTCACAGTTAGGATGCCTTCGTGACCACTGGGTTAACTTATACATACACTTGTTGACATTTGCTTTGTCTACCCCCGTATTAAAGCGGTAAACCATGTTCTCCTCGTCATGAGCTTTGTCTCTCCCCCAGTCTTGCTCTTTTTTCTTAGCCTCTATCAAGTTCATTCGTGCCATGTATTCGCTTTGATCTGCTTGCGCATTAATCTTGCGTGTTTCTGCTTTGAGTTTCAAGGTCTCCGCCTCAACCCTAAGTGTTTCGGCCTTAATTTTAACTAACTCTTCTTTGGTTTTTTTTACGTCGTCTGGCATTATTATAATAATAAGAGTGGCGGCTGGTTTTTAAAGCTAAAAGAACTTTTTATTTTGCGTGTAACTTTATATATGTTAGTATCTATTAGCGCTCATCTTACAGAGCCTCCCAGCAGAGTTACGTGTTTTCGGGATGTAACATTATATTCTTCTTGTTTTTTAGATAATGAAAATCTTTTAGAATGCGACCCCTCTTGCCAGGATTTATATTGGCGGTGGCTCAAACGATATGGAGCATGGGATTTCGTTAAGGATATTGTTCCTCCAAATTACCCTGTAAACATTTCAATCCGAGAGCGCGGAGGATCTATTAGCATTCCTCGATTAGGGTGTAGAAATTTAAATTCTGTTATAGCAAAGCTAGAGTCTTACTCTCGTTAAAATGGTGGAGATGGCGGGAGTCGAACCCGCGTCCTTGTGTAGATCTATAATTTATCTCGTTACAAGTTTGTCCTGCTTTTTTATGTTGTTGCAAACTCAACATTCAGTTTCATTTATTTGTCTCCGAATACTCAGCGAACTACAGTTTATGAATATGAATAACTTTTTCTGTTTTTGCAGATGTCGTCCCCACCTTCTTTTATCTGCGTCCAAGAGGCGAGGGGCAGCTTATGCTGCAACAGCCAGCTGACGCGCAACGCTCTTACGAGCTGCAACCTTGAGAGTTGCCACCTTCTTAGAAGGATTGAAGCGGTCAAGCAGACCTTTTACAAGTTTAGAATTGGCACTTATGTATAAGCCTAGGCTTTTTAAGGAGCCAGCCCACTCCTACTTGCAATAAAAAATTTAGCTAACAAGTCGAATCCTTGTCATCCCCATATCAAATAACTAAAAAGAGTTTACACTACTTACTTATAAATGTCAAGCTTCGGCTCCCTCTTAATGAGAAAAGGAAACTTAGTTAACTCGGTTGACGAGCTTCCCTCGCCCCCGTTTTTAAGGCCGCTATCCTCTACCGCAATTTTTTCAAGATTCTCTAAAGAAGGAGAGTCAATATTGGGATCAAGAGCCCAAAGCACATCGTTTTCCTTTGCCCAGCGCTTCATGCGTCTAATTGGGACCGTTAAATTAAAACCCTCTCCAGCCCCTCTTACAAGCATGCCTACATAACGACCATCGGTAAGAAACACTCCTCCTCCCGAGGAGCCTGGGAACGCGGTAACAGTAGTCTGGTCATACTCTCTTTTCCCGTGGATTCTGCCTACTTGAGAAACAATACCTGTCGTCATTGAATTTGCCCCCATCTGACCCAATAAAGAACCTACGTGAAAAAGGCTCGTCCCAATCGGAATGATGGCGTCGTCTTTATTAAGATAAAATCTAGCGCTTTCTTTTGAATAATCTTTGGCTCTCACCATTAGAAGGGCTAGGTCATGTCCGTCATCTGCATTGGAATATTTAATTACCATTGCGTCCATCTTAATCTCTCCAACACGCCTGCCCTCTGCCACCAACTCTTTGACAATCTGTGCGTCCTTAAATTCTACAACCTTTCGTGGGCGTCCGTTTTCATCAATAACATCCCTGACGGTTCTGAGGTTATCCACTACATGGCCCGCCGTCCAAACGAAAGTGACTTCCTCCCCTTCGATTTCTCTTACGATAAGAACTCCCGAGCCTTCTGACTTACTCCACTTCCCCTCGGACTTAATAGTAACGGAAATGTCTTGAAGAAAATTGGCGACTCGTTTTCTATTTTTTAAATCCTCTCCAAAAATAGGATTAAGGCTTACAAATAGCAATAATAATGTAATGTATTTCATGCTTTATAATATTCACGGGCTGTCTGATTTCAAAACTTTTGCACCTTTTTCGTAATTCTTCCTACTAATTTTTTAAAATTAGAATTATTGTCGCTTTTATTCTCTTCGGTTTTTTTTCTTACTAGGTTAATTTGTCTTCTATTGTGTCTTGCTATCTTTTGTATTTTCTTAAACTCTGTGCGAGCCGCCTTATAAAAAATCAAACCATGCTTGTCGTTAGTTATTTTTTTTTTATCTTCCTGTTTTTTATAGAAATTAATTATATCTTTTATCTCTTCTTCGTCTGGGAGCTGCGACTTTAATGCTTGAATTCGATCTAGCGCTTCTTCTACGTCTCTACTATCTGCCACTTCTTTAAGCTGCTCTTCTAAATGAATAACTTTTTTCTTTATATTATTAACTCCAGCATCAGAAGCCTCTTGTGGTATTGCACCAACTGACTTCCCTGTGTTTAGCCCTTGTACTGCCGCCAAGATAAGAAGGATAGCTAGAGGATCGAAAACAAAAATCAATACAATAATTACCAGCCTTACCGCTTTGTCGAATTTAATTTCGCTGCCCCCTAAGTCTTCAAATAGTTTGGCTATATATTTGACGGGGCCAACTTCTGCTTCTAGGGTACGAACTTTTTCATCAAAGATAATCTTACTGACTTCAAGGTCATTGATCCTGTCTGTCGTTTCGTTGATTAATGTATTGTATTTTTCTATTTCTTCTTTCGCTTCTGAGTGACCTCCTCCCCTTGCCTGCTGAAATTCTGCTATTTTTGTGCGAGATTCTTTGGTCTCTGTGTCTGCCTTCTGCCTATGTACATTAATCTTGCTCTCTCCTGCTTGGATGCTAGACTGAATGGACGCACGCTCTTCTTCTTGTAGTTCTTTAAGCGCTTGCAGTTTTTGTTTTTTATTAGAAAATAAACCCCCTGATTCAGCTTCTAAAGTGGCTGCTGCTGTATCAAGCTCCCTGCGCCTCTCTGCTAATTGATCAATCCGATCTTGTTCAAACTGCACATCTTTATTTAATTGAGAATTAAGTTGTTCAATTCTTTTCTCTTCTCTCTGTATGTCTATTAAGTTAATATCCTTAGAGGAGGTTAATCGCTTTTCTTCTTCGACAATATAAGACTCCTGTCTAGTGATGAAGTGCTTCTCTCTCAAAACCTTCTCCTCTATTTGTTCTACTGCCGCCATTTCTTTTTCGGTAAGATAACTATGTTCGATATGAGCTTTAGATAGGAAGCCGAAAATTCCCATACTGGTAATGAGTATAAGTATTACTACGGCCGCCGTCAGGTAGCCTTTTATTAATTTATTAGCTGTACGCCAATTTCTATGTAACCAAACTGCCGCAACGATTTTGCCAATTTCTAAGACAGAACCCATGGTGATTACGGCAATGCTAGCACCAGGAAACATGGTGGCCAAGCCTAGAATACTAAAATAAGCTCCTGTAGCTGATATGCTAAGGGCTGAAATGAGTACTAGTATATAAAAATTCATAGCGCCGTTGCCATGAAGGTTTATATTTCGTAATAAGCTACTTGTCCTGCGGCCGCTGGGGTAAAGGTGTCACAAATGAGAGGGGATGGAAGAGCAACTGGCCCTGCGGCGCTGGATGTCACTCCATCTACAATGACATCTCCCGCTATTAAAATAGCCGTGATATACAGCTTTTTTTTAGAGGATGCCGTAACGGCGGTGCCATCGGTGACTAATTTACTGGGGATTGTATGTGAGGTTGCCATGTTATTTTTCTTTCTTTGTAAATTGACTTAAACATACAGCAATACGCTGCTTTATATCTGAAAATTCTTTCTTCATGTCGTCGTTACTGATGCAGCGATCCATGAATTTTGACTTGTCTTCGTCTTTGTTTTTTGTTGGTAAAGGCATTTTAAGGGTATACACTTAATATAGGTAATAAGCTATGTATGAGATAGTATAAATAGCTTTTTGTTTTTCAATTAGCGGAAATTTTATTAAACACAATTTGGGGGATCGTCGCCATCTATAGAACAACCAAAGGCAATCTCTGTGCACGGGTCGCAGCACTCGCAAACTAACGTACACTCCGTATCATTAGAGCCGTCCCAGTAAGTGCCCAGGGGACCGCACTCGCTCGCTTCATAATCATCTTTGGTGTAGACTCCCCCTGCGCTAGCCTCAGGGTCAACACTCCAAGCCCCATTCACCCCGAGTGAGTCGGAGTAGTAAAGCCTCGTAGTCCAACAGTCTGACGTACACCCACATTGATAATAATAACACTCGGACTCAGTACCCTGATAAACATACGTGTACCCTAGGATTTCTACCACCGCAGGTATTTGGACACTTTCCTCATTATAAGCACAATAACATAGGCGAGGGCAACCACATGACTCACACGGGCCATCTTGGCAGTCATCGCAGCATTCGTCATCATTATTAACGAAATTTTTTATATAGCGAGCCATTATTATACCACGCTAGGTTTAACCAAGAAATCGCCTGTAAAGATTTGTCCAGTTCCTGTACAAACCTGTATCCCTGTGAGCCACTGTAATCCTAGGCAGTCTAAAATCATTTCTTCCGCATCTATCCATTCCATAGACTCTGCGGGCCCAGCTAAAAGACTGCACGAGGTTCCTCCTTCAGGAACGATACAATCCCCAGAAACCACAATGTATTCCTGGCCGTCGATACTCTCGGTATAAGTAGTGGTGCATCCTGTGCCCGTGATCGAATAAAGCTCCAAGTAGTTTTTACAAGCGGACTTCCCGTCAGCGCCTGTGATATTATAAAAGTCTTTTGCTAGGTTGCTCTGGTCAAAAGAGGTGCTCCCCGTTTCTGTCGGGTACTCTCCCCAGTTGCCAGTTAAGGGGGTGCAACTACCCGATATATAGACTGTATTGCCTTCCTTAAATGTCTCGATGCAACATCCTGTACCAGTAACGATGAGGGATCCGCCGTCATAATGCGTGATGATTATCTTATCGGCCTCCTCCGTTACGACCACGTCCCCTCCTCCTGTTATCGTTTTGAATTGAAAATCATAAGCGCAATCGTCCCCTGTAATGCCGCTCAAAACTCCTGCGCCTTCCCCAATATTCTGTCCCGTAATAGAGGTGGTTCCTGAGATATAAAGAGTACTTCTAAAGGTGCCATCTCCCACCTCGTCCAGCCTAATGGAAGTTTCAATACAGCCCGTTCCTGTTACGGAAACTAAATCGAGGTAATGATTGGGATCACATCCATCAGCTATACCCGCACTACCCGTCAGGTTATAAACTCCCCAAAGGAGATTGGTGTCAATCTTTTGGTTGGAATTAAGGGAGTCAATGCCTGTCACTTGTGGCATCGGCCAATTACCCGTTACCCCTTTGTTCATTCCTGAAATATAAAGAGTACTTCTAAAGGTGCCATCTCCCACCTCGTCCAGCCTAATAGAAGTTTCAATACAGCCCGTTCCTGTTACGGAAACTAAATCGAGATACTTTTCACAGGTGGCGG